AGATTGCTAAATCATTCAGGTTACTTGTGCCTGAAATCTTAAACATATCATAGTACATGTCATTTGACATAACTATGAATGGATCACCCGGAACATTCTTATTAGTAAGAATACGCTTGGCATCCATTAATGCTTGTGCAATCTTTTTAGGATCACGAATACTACCAGCAACAGTTGTTGTAGTAGTTTCATCTCCACCCACAACTACGTTACCTGAGTAATCCTCGTCATCAAAAGCTGAGTAGTCTTGGATCATTCCTGTTCCTAGACCACCCATAACAGGGGCCTCACAGAGAGCACCTTTAATGGCAAGACGGAGGATGTTTTGGTCGGCAACTTTACCGAGACCAAACCCTGCTTCTTGAGTATAGATGGAACGTATGTCATAGTGTGACATCGCTTCGTCAATGTTCGGAACAAACTGAGCATTAACTAAGAGGTCGTCAACTGAGACAATCCGTTCACCTTGCTTAGAAGCACTTGGTACAATCTCTGCACCCGGTGTATGATAAGCCGCATCACGATACTTACCAGTCATCGGAAACTGAGCCGATTTACCTTTAGAGATCGTGCGGACACGATGCAAAGGCATCATTATGTTTTTGGACTGGAAAGCTGTAAGCACTTCTCCTGCGTATAACTTTAGAAATAACGCACGTGCATCTGCACCCGCATTATTAATTCCAGACCTATGTATAGCACTATAGTCAGTAGCCATATTGTTTTTCCTTGATTAAGGGTTATTGTTAGTAACTCAGAAATCGTAGTCTCACAAAGGTCAGCACAGAGTTATCCCACGCATGGGGCAAAGTTCCTACTGTTTGATTTTGTCATTGATTACTTTGTTAAAGAACGGAAGAATTGTTCAGCCGTCCTGCGACCTGTGCTCTATAAGCAGGGTCGGTTTGATACCTCGGATCACTCATTGCCGAAGTAACTTGAGCTAGTGATTCATAACGTGGCTCAATAGACACATTAGTATCACCAGTCATTAATGAAGGCATTGCACCTTCAGATTGTTGATAACGAGCATATAATCCTGCTACAGCTAATTGGGATGTAGCGTCTAAATTATCTACCTGTTTATTAAATGCTTCTGTTTCTGCTGGTTGGAGATTTTGTTCAGCCCACTCTAGCATTTGATTATAGCTAGCATCTCCTCCAGTTATATTGTATAAGCCTTGTAGATTTTGCTCTGCCCTTGCATCTTGTCCTGAAAGCCATGTATCAACTATTTCTCTCCCAATACCAGCTTCCTCAAGAGCATCATATCCTTCTTGTGATATTTCACCAGTTTGAGCATACTCCTCTTGAAACACAGCAAAGTCTAGTCCTCTTTCATCTAGTACTTGATGTACTTGAGATGCAGATGTTTCTTCGATTGCTGGTACGTCTTCTTCTTGGAACCTACGTTTTTCTTCTCGTTGGGATTGCTCTTCTTCATTACCATGGAACTTATGTTCTAAACTTTGGTATGCCTGTGCAAGTTCTTCAGGTGATCCAAATTTATCTGGGAGCCACTCTGGTCTGTTTTGTATTCCTGCGGTTGGAGCTTCATCTGAGAGTCCTACATCAACTGTTTCAATAGGTGTTTCCACCTTTGCTAGCATTTCATGTATATGTTCAGGAGTCCCGGCCTGATTAACGCCTTCTCCTTGATAGGTATTTACTGCTTCTGCCATATTCCCTTTCGTGTGTAATTATGCGTTTCCACTCATTCGTTGAGCCATTGCTTGCTGTATAATCTCAGCCATTTCAGGATTGTCCTTCATACCTTCGCCCATTCCTTTGGCAACTTGTGGGACTGCTCCTTTAACAACGTCACTCATCATCTGAGATTGTTGAGCCTCTTGCATTTGAGCTTTTTGTGCTTCTTGTGCTTGGGCTTGTTCCTGTTGTATCTGCTCTTCAGACTTTATTAGTCCTCCTGTGTCTATACCAAGTGAAGCACCTAGTCTATCCATGTAGTCATCCACATTGAGTTTCTGAGCAATTATTTCTGGCCCAAGTGGAGCTAGATATTCTAAGAATTGTGCTAACTTAGTTAGGTCTTGACCTCTACCTAAAGCTTCCAATCCAGTTACAACTTGAGGCTTAACTTTTCCTTTTGGAAAGTTTGGCATCTTCTTGTCTTTGATTAGTTTCTGTAGTATGAGATTAATAAGGGGGAGTTGAAATTCTTGGGAGAGCACAGAATAGACACCACCTAGAGCACTCTCTAGTTCTTGTGCCATGAAACGCACTTCTTCTGCCGTGACTCTTTCAGCATTTCTTTGTACTGATGAATTAAGTAGGAAAGCCGCAGATAACCTATCTTTAATAGCACCCATAGTATCTAGTGCAACTCTAAAGTCGTTAAACTTATTAAGCTGTAACGTAGAGACATCATTTTCATCACCTTGAACTATTGCTCCATTAGGAGCCTCTGCTATTGTTTTTATTCTTGTAGTACCATTAGGTCTAACTAAGAATAGGACTTTAGCCGCAGCCGCAGATCCTTCTACAATAGCCTGTGTCAAGGCTTCAAGAGAACGAAGGTCGCCTAAGTATTCTTCAACGAGTCCTCGTCCGTATGATTCTCCATCTACCCTACTAAATCGTAGTGCAATGAAGGGGTTCTTGTCAATCTTGTATTTACCATAGGACTCAGGGATAGGTGTTGTACCTATTTCCTGATGTACATGCCAGTACTTTTCTTTGTTGCAAACATAAGTATATAGCTCATAGGGCTTATCAGGAGACTCAGGGGTAAGCTCCTCTGGTGAGGGAAGCCCCAGAGCTAATCTTGCTTCTGGAGATATTGTCTTTACATCAAGTGTTTCTTTTGTAATGAGATATAGTAGGTTCCCCATAGGATCACGTTTGCATACGTACCTGTCTAAGTGGAATACCCTCATCCCTCCTTCTTCTGGGAGGTAGAGCAAACAATTACCAACGGCAATCAAATGTTTTAATGCTTCAAATACTGGAACTCTATATGCACTAGTCTCTATTTCGTTCATTGCGGATCTCTCAATCCGTGAAAACCCTTCTTCTACTGCACCACGTTGGGCTTCATCTCCTGCCAACGCTTGTAAGTCAAAGTCATCAATAGTAAGTCTAAAGAAGGGAGAGTTAGGTGGGAGTAAGGTAAGTAATAGTTTACTAGCTAGGTGATTAACACCTCTGGAACCTATGCTTTGAAAGGGTGTCTTATAGACTGTAGAAAAGTTTGATCCTGAGTCTGGTAATAGGTGTGGTATAGTTAGTTTAGCACACTCTCTACCTCTGTTGAGGTAAGTTTCTCGTTCCCCATGGGATTGCTCATATAAACTAGCAAGTTGACCTACAGGTAATTCTTCTACTTTCTTTTTCATACAACTCTAATTTTGAATTTTCTTTTATCTGTCGAACCTCCACGCTTCGTCTTTGAACCTAATCGACCTTTTGTGAATTTACCTGACCCTTTTTCATTCTTAGCTAGATCAGACCCCATAGCTTGCTGAGTTGCTCCTGTAGACTGTTTTCCAGAACCGGGTTTTTCACCTTTCCATATCTGACCTGCATCCATAATCTTTGTCCACAGTCCTTTAGCTTGGTCTGCTCCTAAGTGGATACCTGTTTTACCTGCGTCTGCCAGTCCTGTCAGATTCTTTTTTGTTGTGGAGGTCATATCAGCAAGACCTTTCTTACCCTTGTTTAACAAGTCTCCACCAGTACCACCGATTTTAATGTCAGGTATTTTATCAGTTATTTTTTTAGTTTTCTTTGTGATCTTTTCGGTATTTGTATGTATATTTGTCTTAGCTTTATCAGTCTGAGTATGTATATTTGTCTTAGCTTTATCAGTCTGAGTATGTATATTCTTTTTAGCTTTACCAGTCTGAGTATGTATATTCTTTTTAGCATCACCGGTAGCTGACTCTATTTTACCTTTAAGGTCGTTAGCTGTAGGTATAACAATTGAAGGAGGTTTTACTACTGGAGGTGGTTTGATAGTTATCTTTGGTACAACAATTGGAGGCGGTTTTGGGAAAGTAATAGTTGGTATCTTAATCTTTACCTTTATTTTAGGAGCCGGAGGCTTTGAATGTCGGTGATACCAATGGCATGACACTATTGGGCCTTCATAGTCAAATGACTTTGAGGATTCCTCAACTAGTTCTCCTTTGTTATCATCCCATGTGTAGACAACTTCTGTGTATACCTTCATATCTTACTTTCTAACTATTAACATTAAATTGACGTTTACTACCACCGGTTTCTGCTCTTGAATCTTTTTTAGCCTTCTTATTTGATTGGCTAGACTTCTCCGATGAACTCTTAGAATAGTTTGCAGATATTGAATCACTAGTACTTTGTTGTTCTTGCTCGTCGTTTCCTATACCAAATACGGACGCAACTGCACTACCCCATCGTGTCACTTCATCTCCACCAACTTTTACTGCCTCGTGAACATTTCCTGATAAGAATTGATCCGCATCACTAGCAAGTTTTCCGGACACATTTCCTTCTTGCATCTCTTTACTAAGTGGATCCCATTTATCTGCCTTGTATCTGTCAAAGCTTTTAGACGTTATTTGTTTTTTACTTTGTGAGGCAACATTCTGTTGGAATTTGTTGATTTCCTGTATACACATTATATATTTCCTTTCAAAAAGATTGTCCAAGGTTCCTTATTCTTTCCAAGACAAAGCTGTTCGGAAAGGTTACTATCTTCAGATCTATTTATTAAGAACTTATGATAGGGAGAACTAGGGTGAACCGGCATTGCATAACCTATGTAACCCTCATTATTAATTAGTGTGTCAACACTTTGTAGTACTATTGCAGTATCAGTAACATCTGTTTTCTTAGAGTCTAACCACCAGTAAACTGTTGGAGACACAGTACAAAAAGAACCTACGATTTCTCCGTCTTTTATTACAGCATGTGTTGCAAACAGAGGTTCGTGGCTGTCTTTCGATGCAGCCTTCTTTACTTCCGCTAACATTTCTTGTGAACTGATTGGGTTAATTTGTAAGTTTCGCTTAGTTATATTTGACATAGTGTGTGTTTTTTAAAGATTTATGTTGTTTGTAGTCCTCCACCTGCATAGGCACTACTGCTCTTAGACGTTCCTGTGCTAGCAACTACTTTTCGATACTCTCTCTTAGCTCCTTTTTGTGTGTCCTTAACAGCCATCTCTAGTTCTGCTTGAGCTAACTCAGGCATATCCCTCATTGCAGGAGGGGGAGGTGCTGGAGGCATCACTATCTTAGGAGGTTTGGGGGTCTTTCCTAAACACATGGTCGTCTTCGTAGAGTTGGGTTAATAATTTTACTACCGATTGTTGGCCTTGAAGAAAAGGTATTTCTTTCATATCTGTCCCAGAAGGAACATTTTTATAGGGAGGTAGTTTGTCGGGGAATTGATCCTCAAGATATTGAATTAATTCTTTGGATACTAAGTTATAGTCCATAAATGTCCTTATATCTCACAGCCACCAGCAGTACACGCTAGCTCTTGGGAGCCGGAGGTACTGTCAAGTGTCTCATATTTAAGAAGATTACTCCAGTCAATCTCTGGAATACTTTTGTTTAGTGTGTCAAACTCTTGTTTTGTACACTCTGTGTATGGTGCTTGTTTGTACACGTAGTCAGAATAAGGAAGGAACGATACTCCAGATATGTCATCAAAGTTATCAA